GAGGCCATCAACGAAGACCCCTCGGTACACAGCGCCGACCAGGGTGTGACTGCCCCGGCCGTGGTGACGAGCCAGTTGACTACGCTCTACACCACGCCTCTGATCGCAGACCTGACCCTGAGGTCATCCACGACGGACAACAGCAAGGCCTTGCTGACCTGGACGCCCGCACCGGGTGCCGAGACCTACCAGATCGAGATGGCAGCGGGCAGTAACCCGTATGCGGCCAACCTGGTCTGGACCCGGGTAGGCGAGACCTCGGCCAACAACTTTGCGGTCACCGCGCTCTATGGCGCGCAGACCCTGATCCGGGTGCGTGGCGTGGGCCTCACAGCCGGGCCCTGGGTGGCGCTTTTCTACGGCAGCAGTGCCGACTACATGTGGGTCAGTGACACCCAGTTGATGTGGCAGACCGATGCCGCCTCGCTGATGTGGCGCTATTGAGAGCCCAAGCAAAGAACAGGAGAACAACGATGAGCGCCCCCAAGTACGACATCGAACTGGCGCAAGGCGAAACCTTTTATACGGCGCTCACGCTCGATGAGGGCGGTGCCGTGATGGACCTGCAAGGCTATGCCTTTGAGGGTCAGATCCGTGCCACACCTGAAAGTCCGACCGTGTTGGCGAGCTTTGGTTTTGATGAAAGTCGGCTCTCCAGCGGCACGGTGGCCATCACCTTGTTGGCGGCAGTCACCGAAAGCTTACCGGTGCGTGCTTGCGTCTATGACCTCTTCATGACCAGTCCGGCAGGCATTCGCACCCAGCTGCTCAAAGGCAGTGTGTTGGTGTCCATGCGGATCACGCGCGGCTGATTGGCGTGGAGAGACACCATGGTCATCCGAATTTCCATCACCACTCCGAGGCAACCCGGTGTCACGGTGCAAACCTACACCCAGACCGTGCGTGTCCATCAGCAAGGTACGCGCACGGTGCTCACCAACATCGGCGTCCCGGGTCCGACCGGTCCCAAGGGTGACAAAGGCGATCAGGGCGTGCTCGATCCCAACGCCGTGATCGACGCTGGCTACTTCTGATTTTGCACAGTTATCAACTTCAAGGAGGGATTCCATGCCCCAAACCCTACAGATCAAACGCTCGTCCACAACCGCCACGCCACCCACATTGGCTGTGGGTGAATTGGCCTGGTCCGAGGTCTCGGACAATTTGTTCATTGGCGAGAGCGGCAACGTGGTCACGCCGATCGCAGGCGCAGGCACTTTTGCCTGCAAAGCCGATAGCCTCGCCATCACCGGTGACGTATCCGGTACCGGAACCCTGTCTTCTGGTGTCGCAGTCGCTCTGCAAGCCACAGGTGTGACAGCAGGCAGCTATGGCAACGCCACCCAGGTCGGTCAGTTCACGGTCGATGCCAAGGGGCGCATTACGGCTGCAGCCAATGTGTCGATCACGCCTGCCTGGACGGCCATCACCGGCAAGCCCACCACACTGAGTGGCTACGGCATTACCGATGCCTTGGGCCTGACCACGGTAGCACCCAGCGCATTGGCCGCAGCTGCAGCTGTTGGGACGGCGACCACAGCGGCACGGGCTGACCACATCCATGCGCTGCCCACGGCCGCCGATGTTGGTGCGGTGGCTACCAGTTCGGTGGGCGCAGCCAATGGCGTGGCAGCACTTGGTGCAGATGGTAAGGTGCCCACGGCGCAATTGCCGGATGTGGCCATCGGTGGTCTGAACTACCAGGGCACCTGGAACGCCAGCACCAACACACCCACCATCCCGACGGCGTCCAGCAGCAACAAGGGCTTCTATTACAAGGTGGCCACAGCCGGTGCCACCAACGTCAGTGGCATCACAGACTGGCAAATCGGTGACTGGATCGTCAGCAACGGCAGCGCCTGGGACAAGATCGACAACACCGATTCGGTCTCCAGCGTCAACGGCGCAACGGGCGCTGTGACCATCACCACCATCACGGGCAATGCGGGGACTGCCACCAAGCTGCTCATGGCCCGCACCATTGCCATGACTGGGGATGTGAGCTGGACGTCCGCTGCTTTTGATGGCTCGGCCAACGTCACGGGCGCAGCCACCTTGGCCAGTACCGGTGTCGCCGCTTCCAGTTACGGCTCCGGTGCCCTGATCCCCACCTTCACGGTGGATGCCAAAGGTCGTCTGTCGGCAGCTGGCACCACCACCAACACCCCTGCCTGGAGCAGCGTGACGGGCAAGCCCACGACGCTAGCTGGCTACGGCATCACGGACGCCTTGTCCACAAGCGCTGCCATTGATGGCGGAACGTTCTGAGTTTTCTTCAACCCCTCTGCTTAGAGAAAAGGAGGCCTGTTTATGGCTCAAGTCATCAAGGTCAAGCAATCGTCTGTGGCGGGCAAGGTCCCGACCACGACGCAGCTTCAGTTGGGCGAATTGGCCTTGAACACCACGGACGGCAAGCTCTACTTCAAGAAGAACGTCAGCGGGACCGAATCGGTCGTGACGGTTTCTGCGTCAACTGCATCTCAAGGCGAAAACACCTTGATGTGGTCGCAGTGAACGGGAGAGGTATATGCCTGCATTGCCACCCATTTCCAATTTCACGGGCTCTACAGTCACCGAGGGTCAGTTCAAGACCGCGCTCAGCGATTTGCGATCGTACCTGGCAGGACTGTTCGGTACAGACGGAAACCCAGCGACAGCCCTGACCACGCTGGGCTCGCTCGGTTCCGGTTACGTCAGCAAAACAGCGACCTACACCGTGGTTTCAAGCGACCGTGGCCTGATGATCGACTGCAGCGGGACTTTCACGCTGAACTTGACCGCCGCTGCCACGCTGGGTTCTGGTTTCACCATCGCTGTGCGCAATTCAGGCACCGGGGTCGTGACATTGGATCCCAGCGGAGCCGAGTTGATAGACGGGGTTTCCACTGTGACACTCGCGCCGGGCGAGGCCTATGACCTGTATTGCACCGGAACAGAGTGGAGAACATCCGGGCGGGTTCTTACCACATCCTTTGCCACAGACGAATACGTCAAGCAGAGTTTCAGCCTGTTTCAGACGTTCAGTTCGCTGGCAGCAGGAGCCAGCCGTTCCATTGGCTCACCGAGCTACATGATCTGGTCGAGTTATTCGAGCACGCAGTGGTCTCGCGGCACCTACTACACGAACATGTTCTACATGGCGTCGCAGGGCAAAAGCTCTGTGCAAGTCAACGTGGGCAACTGTCGGCACACGATCTGGAACTACAGCACCACCAAGTCGATGCAGATCAATCTGACGGCTGTCATCAACTTCGCTGCCGATGACACCTATGGATTTCAGATCCGCCAAAACGGCTCCATTGTGGGCACCTACGGCACGTATTCGGCCCGGGGCGTACAGACCTACAACTTCGGCACGTTCACGGTTCCGCCCAACAGCACGGTCACGTTTGACCTGTATGGCTCGATCCTGAGTGGCTCCAGTGGCGACTCGATCTACGTGAACTCGTTCACGGCCACTTACATCCAGTTCGTTTGAGGAGGAATGATGCAGCGCCTTTATTTCAATTTTCAAAAAGGGGACGTCAGGCTTGTGCCGCTGGAGGTTTGTCCTTCGATCGAGGACGAAACCAGTTTTCCGAACGCGGATATTCCGGACGACGTGACCATGGAGATGATCAGCTTCAAGGCAGTTGAAGGCCGCCTTGATCCGGTCATCACCTACCCATCCATTCCCATCACAGCACAGCCAGAGTCAGGAGGTAGCAATGGCCAGCCCTAAATCCCAACTGAGCTTGATCAGCAACCTCTGGATCAAGCTGATGACGTTCGAGAGAGCCGGTGACGTCAACGAGGGTCACAAGCACACCTTCGATCACCCCACCTTGCTGGTCAAAGGGCGGCTGCGAGTCGATGTGGATGGCGCTGTGTCGGAGTTCACCGCGCCTCACATCATCTTCATTGCCCGCCACAAGGTCCACACCCTCACCGCTCTGGAGGAGGGCACGGTTGCCGCGTGTATTCACGCCTTGCGTGATGGCGAGCATGTGGAGGACATCGTCGATCCAGCCATGATTCCAGCTGGCATCAATCCCAACCACATGCCCAACTTCATCAAGCCGCTGGCTAAGGCTGATCACTTCGCCTGAAGCACAGACCCCTATTTACGCCCGCCTGGAGACATCCAGTGCGGGCATTTTGCATTTTGGAGATCCAACTATGGAAAACGCACAAGAACTTGGTGCGCCGCAGTCCATCACCCTGCGCCCCGAGGATCTGGATGACCTGCTCACTCGCGCTGCAGAACGCGGTGCTGAGCGCTGCCTGGCCCACCTCGGCCTGGAAAACGGTCACGCCGCACGTGACATTCGTGAGCTGCGCGATCTGCTGGAAGCGTGGCGTGATGCCCGCAGAACGGCGTGGCATACAGTCATTAAGGTTGCCACTACCGGGTTGCTGGCCATCATCCTGGTCGGCGCAGCCATTAAGCTAAAACTGATGGGGGGTGCCCAATGATCGAGACGCTGCTCGGAGGACTTATGGGCGGTGCATTCCGGTTGGCGCCCGAGATCCTGAAATGGCTGGACCGCCAGGGCGAACGGGGCCACGAGCTGGCGATGCAGGACAAAGCACTGGAGTTCGAAAAGTTGCGCGGGGCCCAGCGCATGGCCGAGATCGGTGCGGCTTCTGACGCAGCTTGGAATGTCGGCGCTGTCGAGGCTTTGCGTGATGCGGTGGCGGCACAGGGCCGGAAATCAGGGGTCGGTTGGGCCGATGCCTTGTCGGTCAGCGTGCGACCTGTAATCACCTACTGGTTCATGGCGTTGTACTGCGCTGCCAAGACCGCAGCGTTCGCCGCTGCTGTGACCGCTGGCGCTGGCTGGGGCACGGCGATCCTGAATGCTTGGACGGAGGCCGATCAGGCGCTCTGGGCCGGGGTGCTGAACTTCTGGTTCCTGGGGCGCGTGTTTGACCGGGTGCGGCCGTGATCGAGGTGCCGAAGGCGGCCATCGAACTGGCCAAGCGCTTCGAGGGTTTTGAGCGCAAGGTAAAACGCGGAATCGAGATCACTGCCGTTCCCTATATCTGTCCAGCAGGGTTCTGG